GCTAGTGAGAAGGTCATGAACCCTCCCACCACTCCGAGTTGGAAGTAGGGATTAGCTGCTAATGTGGGTTCCATGCCTTACACTCCCCATCCGCGGATTCTTGCCTCAACCTCCAGTTTGCCCACTCTCTCCTCCAATGACGGAGGGGATGGTTGCAACCCTAGGAAGGTACGGAACTGTTCTTCGGTCCCATTCACGCAATCGTAGTCCATAGACTCAGAAGATGCCCCTAGGGGTTTACCACCAGAGGTCCATTGCCACATTCCCCAAGAGGACCAGCCCTTTGCCAGAGATGTCGGCTTCGGCGCTTCTGGCTGCTGTGTCCTATCAATGCCGCCTCTCGGCGCGCTCAGGATGTACTCAGCCTCCATCAATGGGTAGCTGTTCTCCCACCCTGCTGGCGAGGTCCAGAACCAGCTCGCGGTGTAGACCCACGGCTTCTCACCCTGAATGCCAAAAACATGCTCCAGCCAAGCCTTTGACTGTCCCTGTACCTGAGATAAGGATTGTCCTCCCAGCAGTTCTACATCAAGTACCGCTAAGTCGATATCCCCACACTTTCCTAGGAAGTTGTCTGCTTCCCTTATGGGCGCTTTGTTGGAAGGCCACAGGACATGATAGGCCCCGAAGATCAGACCGTTGTCGCGGGCCTGCTTCTGGGAGTTGCGGTAGAACTCCAGTCCCTTGCCCACCGAGGTTCCATCCTCTGCAAAGCCGATGGTGCAGCGCGCGATGATGCCGCAGAAGCCCGCGGCCTTGATTCTCGAGCCGTCAATCATCCCCTGGTAGCGTGAGACATCAACCAATGCGGCTCTCATCAGGCAATCCCATAGAGAGAGAAAGCGCTGGGTGAATTGAAGTTAGTTGCATCGAGAGTGATCAGATAGATCGTATCGATGGCCGATATTCCTTTCCATCTTCCACCGACTATGTTCACCCTGACATTGTCAAGATCGTCGGTCGGATCATAACGGACTCCCCTGAAATAGATATCCTTCCAAGTGCTCATGGTGTAGTAATTGATATCTACGATGCCCATTCCGAATTCATCATCACCGATTTCAGCATGAGCCGATCCGGGAACACCGTCTAAGGGAAACATATTGTTGGAAGAACCATAGATGTCATGAATGTCTGAAGGTGGATCAATTGGATCTGCTTTGAGTATCGTATGACCGGTGAAGTTGTAATTCCCGGATGTGGTGTCGTTGTTGAACTGTAATTTCAAAGCTACTCCCAATTGTGAACTGTCGCACTGAGCCAGCCAGCGCAGTTGAAGATGACGATAGGTGTCTGGGACCTCAAACGTAAGATTCGTTCCAGTGGGGGTTATTTCCTCAATCAAGGTCATCCCAGCACCTAAAACCCCCACCCCGATTTCCTGGGTCTCAAGTCTCCTCAGGCGAATTTCATGATTGTCCATGAACTCAATCATTCTTCGGAGGTCTTTATCCGAGATTGACATATTCAGCCTCAATCCGGGCGTCGATTTCCTCGCGTTCCTTTCCCCGAAGTGTAATCGTCACCGACTGAACAAATCCCTCAAACTGAAATCCGAATGCAGTTGCAGGAACTCTATCTCCGAAACCCCAATGCACATCATAGAGACTTCCCGGTACGGATAGAAGTCTCCCGCTTAGGCGTCTACGAGGCTTGCTTTCTACGAGGCGTGCAAAGGCTTTCTTGGCTACACCAAGGACGGTCTTCTCTCCCCGTGCATCCTGAAAGCCTTCTCGTCGATTCCAGATCGTCCTGAAGGTTCTCCCAACGTCTTTCTCGGGATCAATCACTCTGTTTTGTCCCTCCCCTTGTCCTCCACCATAGATGATATTTCTTTCTTCCGTCCAGTCCTCTTCCCACCTTGGATCAGTCATGTTCCCGAATTCCTGTCCAAAGGTTAGCGCAACCGGATCTATGGTCCGATCAATTCCTCTCTGATTGACGAAGGTCCTGAACTGGAAATTACCAGGAGACATTTGAATTATGTCCCAATAGACAGGCGTTCCTTTTGCATGGGCCTGTTCCGATATTTCCCGTAGAACATCAGGAAGAGCTTGCCAGGGGAAATCGCCTGAATAGGTAGGCCCTGCAGTTGCATCTGCGGCTACAGTGAAATTGACTTGTACTCTTGAACGTCCATAAGGATCGTTCCCGGAATTAGGGGCTACATTCTCTCGAACTACTGCCTTCATCACATCATCTGCTGCCCCGGATTTCTCGGTTTCAGCTTGATCGCCCAGATAGGCTACGATCCTATTATCAATGATGTGGTTCTGTCCTGGCCCTTCCAAAAAGACATGAGTTTGGCTTCTAATAGTTTCAGCTCCCCAGCGCCTTAGAAAGCCGGTCATCTGCCATTTCAAATCCCCCCCCGGAGGAGATCGCCATATCTCAATCAGACAATCTAATCCAAGAATGGAGAAATCAAAATCATGCGGCATGTGGACTTCAATCCATCCTATGCCGTTGACCGACCGCGTATACCGAAGGAAGGTATAGTTCTCAAGAATTTGTATAGGCGTGCCATCTGGTTGGGCAAGCCAGATCTCATGCCCCGCCATCAATTGACCAGTGAGTAACCTGCCATCGGAAATGCAAGGCAGTGTTCCCACTTCCTCCAGTAATGTAGGCTATGATGTCGTTGCTTCCTGGTAAGAGCCGGAATGTCCCGAAGTCCGATCCTCGTTTTGGTTGTAGAGAATACTGCCTCCAGTTGCTTGTGATTGATTTCTTCTGAGGGCGGAAATCAATCTCGATATCTTCTCCGTCCTGGGCTTCAAGATCGAAATACAGCTTATCGCCGCTAGTGTAATTCTCTAGCCAGACGAGTGTTCCTGGTCCAGAAAAAGTAGCAATGGGATATGCTGAAGCACTTCCCAGATTACTAACGGTGGTCTTATCTGCCGCTTCCGCTGCTCCTGTTCCGTAGTGACCCGCATAGATAGTCTTTCCTATACTGCCCAAAGCAAGTACGAGGGGATTGGTCCCTCCAAAGCCAGTATTGGGTAGATCAATGTCTGTCTTTACGAATGTGGAGCCATTCCAGATCCCAAGATTGGACATGGCTAATCCGCTCGTCGCAGTAAGAAAAGCCCCACCAAACCAAAGCTGTCCTTGAGTCCAGACCATAGAGTAGACGGTATCAGATACGCCGCTCTCCATTGGTAGCCAATCCGATCCACCCCAGACTGCGATCCTATTGACTGTATTCCCTGAGGCGGTAGTAAATGCTCCTCCAGCATAGAGCTTTCCATCTGGGGCAAAAGCTAAGACATCACAGGCACCATTCAGTTGACTGTTCCCTCCTACGGCGCTTGCTGCACTTGTAGTGACATTCCACTTCGCCACCCGATTTGTGGCGACTCCAGCGAAGTTCGTGAAAGCCCCCCCGAGGAACAAGTTCCCATCGGGGGCAATAGCTAAAGCACGGACGTTATCATTTGCCCCAGTCCCTACAGACGACCAGGCACTCCCATTCCACTTAGCAATTCTCGTAGCTGGAGACGTGAAATCCCCTCCGACATAAACCGTCCCGTCTATTCCGACCGCAACTGACCTGGCCGTCCCATTGAGACCAGTCCCCATCGTCGCATAACCGCCCGCCGTCGTATAAGACACTGCCCTACTAGCCGAGGTCCCATTATCTACCGCGGTGAATGTCCCCACGATATATGCAGTCTCATCAGGTCCTACTGCAATCGCACGCACCTCGCCATTATCAATGCCAGCTCCCAAAGCAGTGATGCTATCATTGACCAGAGACGCTACCCGTTTCGTATTGCTCACGCCTGCGAAGTCGGTAAAAGCTCCACCCAGATAAACCATCCCGCTGGGGGAAATGTCAATCGCACGCACGTAGTCATTAGCTCCCGTCCCCGTAGGAAATCCCCATTCTCCGTCTTTTCTACGAATGAAACGATTCCAATTCGGGTTACTGACGTAATCAATGACTGCTACTTGTTGTCTGTCCTCATACCAGTAAGGATCAGGAGCGAACAAACGCAATCCGACTGTTTCTGTAAAGCCCATTCTGTCGCCGCCTTCCAATCCCCCCTCATAGAGGAAGTCGGCGTAAGAGGTATTCGTAGAAGCGGTATATTGGAGCCTGAAAGGAATCGGTGAGGAAATCCTATCCAGTTTCACCACATCCAAGAGAGCTTGTCTTACCTCATTCCAATTGTTGAGGGTCGCACTTCCCCCAATCTGAATCATCAGATTAGCTACCCGCCCTCTAACCTGAGTATCTTCATAGACCGATCCAGGAAGTTTCGCGAAAGGTTGCTGATTGATAATGACCGGCGGCATTCCCATCCCGGTGAAATCCAGATCGGTCAAAGAAGCATGTACGCTAGAGAATGTCTTGATCGCCCCCCCTAATCCAAAGGCTTCTCTCTGAGATGTGCTTCCATGAAATACCCCGTCCCAGGAACAGCCCTCTTCGTCTCCATCGCAATAGGTAGTAGCAGCAGTCTTCTGTTCTACCTGAAGACCATCCACATAGAGGAGTTGAGTAACCGCGCTGTTGTCGTTTGTTATCCGCACATGGATGGTTGTAGAAGTACCTGTAGTGATGGTCTTTTCCACCCGCTTCCATTGGGCCGATGAAAGTATCTGGAGATTCCCTAGTTCTATGGAGCTGTTATTCCAGATGGACAATCGCGCATCATCGGAGGGATTGTAGATATACACACTGACCGTATAGAAGGTAGAAGCACTGACCGAGATTCCGGCACCCGAGGTGTAGTAATAGGCTCCCCCTAAAGCCGAAGTGCCAGTAGTGACCGCAAGTGAATAGCGACCAAACCGAGCCTGAGTGTTATTACGGGCAATCGAAGCGCCCGATCCAACCGCCGACCATTTAGTAGTGTTAGTTTCCAGGGATGGATTAGCGCCCAGATTGGTTGTGGCTTCAGGGATAACGATCTTGAACATCAATGTGCCCCGCTAACGATAGCCTTCATCATGGCGAACTGTCCTACTACATCCTCCGAATCGGCCATTGACTGAATGGTGAGATTCATGTTGTTTGTGACCTGAGGGCTTACCGTTACTCGTTCTCCGGGAGAAGCCCGGAAAGAAACCATCTGACTATCCGCTCCACCTTGTCCCCCGACGATGAAGGAGCCTCCATGCTGAAACTTGGCCCCTCCGCTGATTCCGGGTTGCCGAGAAGAGGTTGTAGCCAATCTGTTCATCCATTCATTCAGAGCTTTGATCGCCTCGACCTCTTTCCACACGCCCGCGGCTGTATCTTGAGCCTGAGCCTTGAACTCGGCTTGAGCAATAATCGCATTGAGCTGAATGGGGGTCAATCCAAGCAGCTCGCCTCCAAGATCCCGAACAGCCGCTTCGTATTCTTCGGGTCCGATGATTCCTGCTTCTACGGCCTTATTCAGTTCATCCAATGCAGTCGCAGCCAGGGATGCGGCAGTGACATCAGCGAAGGAAGATACAAGTGCATTATTGGCGGCGGCCGCTTCTTCGGCTCCTTCTGCAACGCTATTAAGAGCGGACATCCAGCCGTCTATTCCGGGAGGCCGGGAGAGGGCTTCGTTAGAAGCTGCTAAAGCAGCGTTCAGACTTTCTTGTTCTTTCCACCACTCCTTGAGTCCTTCGGGGGCGTTCGGAAGTTGGGTCAGGAAGTCAAACAGCTGGTTCCCCATCTCGTTCAGAAGGATCGGCATTCCTTCCGCGACATCAAACCACGGTAAAAGCCCTTCTACCAGGAAAGAGCCCATGCCGATCTTAGCCCCCTCTACACGATCCTCCCACTGGTCCAGGGCGAGTTCCCATTCGCGCGTGGCTGCTATGCTATCCTCAGTCAAAATCAGGCTGTCTTGAATAGCCGACGCATTTTCTCGAATAGCATCTCCGCCTGCGGCAAGTATAGGATTCAGCACCGCCCAATTCCGTCCGAAGATCTCCGACAGCCGGGCCGCTCTTTCGGTTGGATCTTCTATGGCCTTGAGCTGATCAGCCAATTTGGCGAGGTTCTCAACCGAAGGCGCAAAGCCGTTCTTGGCAGCTAGTTGAAGAGAGGTTCGTACTTCTTCAATGGAAATCCCGAAATCATCGGAGACTTGAATTAATCGGCTGGTTTCCTCAGTGGAGACTCCGAGGTTAGTTGAGAGTTCTCTGACTTGATGACCATAAGCTACATAGGCTCCAATCGTTGCATCGAGGCCCTTGTTGAGTGTGAATAGAGCCGCTGCCCCAGCAGCCCCAAGGGTCTCAAATCCCTTCACGGCATTATGCAAAGTCTTTCCGGTCTCTGAAATGCCCTTATTAAACTTAGCCAGAGAGGCGGTAGCCTTATCCTTCAATTCAAGAATGATACGCAGCTTGCTCTCAGCCAAGGTCGGTTAACTCTTTCAGCATCTTGATCTGATCGGAGGTCATGTTCTTGAGTCCGCCGCGCTTGTGCATTTTCCAGAGGTCATAGGCATTGGCACAGGCAAGCATTCTATCTAACTCACCGGCGTACCGCACCGTCGCCCGGATCATTCCGGGGGGACTTCTAATGCCTCTGCGATGTGCTTATCTAGCTTCTGTGCAAGCCATGCTACAGCGGAGGGTTTCATACTATCCACATCCTCAGCATGGACAGTATTCAGAATCCCCGCTTTACAGGCGGCTCGCACAAAGTTCCCTAGCCTCTGGGGGGTGGATTGGTCGAAATACTTCTCCCCTCCCAGCTCACGCAGGGCCTCAAAGTAAGCCTCGACGTGCCTTTGTAGAAGCTCATCCTGAAGCTCAGCAGAGACGCCCAAGGACTTATGCTCCAGCCTCATGCAGTCACGCCTTTCAGAAGCTCAGCGGTCCTCATCGTGAACGAAAAGGTTAGAGGATCAGGAGAAGCAGCATCCCCACCAAGCCACGGCGCAGCGGTGATCTTTCCGGTCCCAGTGAAGGCGATCTTCCCCGTCCCGGCTCCACCTTGAGGACTCCAGCGTAACCTGATCTGAGTACCGTCCGCGGCCTGATGGTAGCCTCTGAATTTCTCGAATGGATCGGTTGATCCTTCGGTGAAGACACACATATAGGTGACATCTACGGGAGTGCGCTTTCCAAAGGTCACGATCCCCGTATCACCATCGGCGGTATAGACCTCACCCGCGAGACGCTCACCACCGGATACTTCTACGTTGTTCGCCCATCCTGAGATGTCCGTGAACGAACCGCTCCCGGTTCCGTACTCCACCTTAGCGTTGACGAAGCTGATCCCACCAGTAGTCTGTGCCATTACTCCTTCTCCTTCTTAGCTTCCTTGATTTCCTCAATGGCTTCCGCTTCCAAAAGAACCTTAGTCCCTGGATTGGTCGCCTCCAGTTCGATCTCGTTTCCTTGATGGACGTTCTTATCAGGGAAAGCGAGAAAGCCTGCTTTTACGAGATAGCGTTTCTTAGCCATGTCCCTCCACCGTGGTTACGAGCGCCCAGTAGGGCGTCTCGCCTACGACTTCACTCGAA